GTGCCTCGCGCTCTTCTTTGTAGGCTTGCCACATAGCATAGAGAAACATCGGTATCGGCTTAATGTAGTTATCAATCAGCTTCATCTTTTTGGGGTAGCTTGGACCGGAGGACATATAGCACATCGCTAATCGCCTTATTGAAGGCTCCAGCTTTCACCTGGTCTAGTGCATCCTCATATACGCGCAATTTTGTCAGCCCCACTACAGAGGCTATACATTCCTCCCTCACACGCTGCTCTGTTTCACGTTCTACCCATGCAATAAATGCAATAATGTCTAGATTGCATGGAGCATCTTCATGCACATTGTCTTTCCAACACTTATCGCCGAAGTCTTTTCCAAACTCATCCTCCCACCATTTTGATTGTTTATTGGTCATTTTGAGGGGGTAAATAAGATTCATATTTTTCAATGCGTTCACGCTCCTCTGCGCTTTCGTAGCCCTTCATGGCTTCATATTTTTCTAAGAATTCTTCAGTCATTTCAATTCTTTGTTAAATACAGAGTGCTTTTTGATGTAGTCTTCTGCTTCTTGGATTTTGTTTTGTTGGAGAAGGTCGATGATCCATTGAGGATGAAACAGATAGCCTTTAATTGTTGCATTCACACTACAATCCATTGCTTGGCAGCCAGAGCGATGAAAAACACCCTTGTATGCTTCGTGGCAAAACATCTTTTCCTCCCCCCAAAACTCCTTCGCATAGGTCACTATGATGTCGTAGAAGGTGTAGGCGGGGGGCAGGCTTTCACTCCACAAAAAAGTGTCATCACCGTACCCGACCACCAGGTCGAATGGTTCACCACCAGAGGCTGGCGTATATGTAGCCCATACCCTGCTGCATTCTACCCGACACCCTCGTTCCTTCAACCACAGGGCTAGGTCTTTTGATATGTGTGTGTTCATAGTGTTTTAGAGTAAAAACCTGGGTCTTTTGCCATCAGGCGGTCTTTAATAAGCTGCACGTCGTCTGTATGCACATCAAGCCAGTCATTCATTAGCTCATGTGGCACCCCGTCCCAAGCCCCTCGATAGTCCTCGACCTTGTATCCACGCATGCAGCACTCATCATAAAGGCGAATATACCTCCACTTGAGATACTGCAGCTTGTTGTAAAAAAACTTCACATGCCCTTTCCCAAGGCTAAACTTCTCAGGGATTCCATCGAGATTAGCACGCCCACTGGCTATCATGTTGGGGATGCGCTTGATTTCACGGTGCTCAGCAAGCAAGTGCTGGCGTGAAAGCTTATGCGGCGGGATGCCGACGTTTATTCGCGTCATTGTGTTTTTTGTAAAAGTTCAATAATCAGGTCCAGCTTCTCAGCAATGCTGCCAATCAGGGCAGCAAAAAAGATCACAATCAAAAGCCACAAACACCCTGGGGATGTATCGGGAGTATTTTCTACCTCAACTTTTTGCATAGGTGGTTCATTGATTCTTGCACCTATCTTACATCATTGTGCGCGAGCGCCGCAAGGCCTTTATGAGAAGAAAACGAATTTCACAAGACCGCCCATGAGAAGGGCGTCAAAGATGAAAGCTGCAGCCATCACAAAGCCAACAGAAAGCCAGCCGTAACGGTCTCCCATGGCGCGTATGAGCTCACCTGGTCGATGTTTTGAGATCATCATGAGCTGAGAAAGGATGAGTAGAAACATAATTTGAATGTTTAATTGATATGGAGGCCACGCATGATTTGCCGGGAGGGCCGTGGGATCACCACCAGGCTAGCAGCACCCTCCCGGGACAGGATGAGTACAAACTGTACACACCCATTTTAGAATCGCATTACAGGAGTTTCACCTGTGGACACGCTCTGTTGCACCTTGCAGCCATTTGACCCATGGCTGGGATTCTCATTGTTGTGGGGCCTTTCACCTAGTGGATCAGGTCTTTCGACTCACGCTTCACCCTCAGCCCCCAGGGCATTGAACTAGGTCAAGAAATGTTTCCGACAACGAGATTTCATATTGCTTGGGGTTCAGGTTCGGTCGGCTCCCATGCGTGCCTCACCGTCAAGCATGAATTGCTCCATGCAGTAGCCTTGTTTTAAGGCCTTTAGCGATTCATGGAGCTAAGCTCCTGAGGAGGGGTGAAGAGAGAACTGCCATCTATAGATCGTCTCACTTTTACATTGCCTGGCAAATCGGCAACAACCTCATCTCCCCCTCAGGGACCTAACTCGTATTTTTCAAAGAACTACCTCCCAATCCTCTGAAAGAAGATCGGTCTGCGAGGCCAGCCACGGGACGACGTTACCCTGACTCGTTTTGATGGCGATGTAAGCCCCGTAAGGCACCATGTCACCAAAAGCCTCCCTAGCCGCCTCTGTTTGAGCAGGGTATGAGTTGGACGGGACGTAATAAAGGAACATTCCCTTGCCATTCCACCCCTTTCGGGCGACCTTTTGCCCATGTTTTAAGGCGTGGAGCGCCGATTCAAACTTTCCATCAAACGGTGGCATACTTTTTGGGGTTAGAGCTTATGAATGCGTACGCGCTTTATTGGCTCTCTTTAGCCATTTAAGCAAGATGCGTACGCGTTTTCAAATTTTCAATATACTGGGCGCGTACGCGGTGCGTACGCATCAATCAACTTCTTCATCATCAGAATTGATGATTTCCTCGAGAGTCGGTCCAACATCTGCCACAACACCCTTCTTATCAGAGTAGCCATGGTTAGATGTTAGACCAAGCTTGGCGATGGTCGGATTATACACGCCAGCAAGGCCCTGATTAAATAATCTTTCGTGCTGTTCATCAGATATAAGCTCCAAAGCGTCCGAAAACTCAGGATGCTTCTTGGCCCAATCATAAATCGTGCTCTTTGGGATTTTTGAATAAAGAGAGAAGCCACGAACAGAAGGGATCTTCACATGTAGCTGCTGCTTAACATTGAGTTTTTCCATTGGGCCGTCCTGCTCTCCCTCTTTGTACGATTGAATCTGTGGGTACCACTTATCTTCACAGGACTCCAAATATTTGTAGACGCGCAAAACAAGCTCTGGGCTGTATTCAGTTGGCCTACCCCCTGCCTTCGGGGAAAGATCTTCTTCTGGAGCCTCCTTGCACCTTCTCTTGTGTGAAGCTAAGCCCTGGGGGCCCTTGAAGCCCTTTCTCCCACAAAAGCCGCATACGAGAGCGTATCCTTCCTTGGTTCTAGCTTTTTGGGCCGCCGTTTTCTTCTTGGGTGCTTTCTTTGCCATGAACTAACTTTGGTTTACTGGCTTGATTCATTCTCTCTACCAACTCTTTGTACTCAGAGACCTTGACGACCTGGAACTTTGGCTTCTGCACCTTCATCAGGTACTCCTTGCCGCAGATCGGGAGCCAAAACTTGTACAAGTAGTCGGCTGCAGCTTGAGCAGTGGGGAAAACTTTGTCTCCCCACATGCCCTGCTTATTGATTATAACAAACCCCTCAGGAGCCAGTTCTTTCATCTAAGACTCTGGGTTTGCTGAGCGAGTCACGACCACGTCGCAGCCTTCAGCTCCGCGGCGGCCCTCCATTACATCATAAGACACTTCGTCTCCCTTCTGCGGCTCGCGTCCTGACGTGTTGCGAACATGGAAGAAAAGGTCTTCAGATTCGTTTGGATCATCTGGGATGATGAACCCGAATCCTCTTTCCGAGTTGTAGTATTTAATTTTTCCGAGCATATGATTTTCGGTTACGGGATAGTTTTCTGCAGCTCCGGCTACAGTACTTCTGGATCTGACCAGGATTGTTGCGAGTGAGAGGCTTTCTGCACTCAGGACACGTCGGTGGCAGACCCAGAAGCTTCATGATTATTTTTTGGTTTCTTCCTCTTCAGGCTCGTTCGTGATTGAACACTCTGTAGTGATCAATGTCCCGGCCGCACTCACCGCATTCTGCAGTGTGAGCTTGAGAACCTTGAATGGATCAATTACACCCGCCTTTACGAGGTTTGTGTGTTCGAGCGTGTTTACATCCACACCCTTTCCTGTCTTGAGGATTTCGACCAATACATCATCCACATCTTCAACCCCCGCATTGCGCAAAATGAGCCGACAAGGTTTTTCACAGGCGTTTTTGAGGATTTTATAAGCAATTTTCGCATCTTCACCTTCAGGCTCAACAATGCTATTCACAGCCTTAAGGAGGGCAACTCCTCCGCCCTCAACATATCCACTTTCAAGCGTAGCTTTAGCTGCAAACACAGCGTCATCAAGACGGTATTTGAGCTCACGCTTTTCAACATCCGTGGCTGCCGAATAGCGAATGGTGGCCAAGCCACCCTCCAAGGCTGCAATCCGCTCATCATACTGCTTGATCTCCACCTCGCTCTTGCTTTCTTCTCGAACGTTTTTGATGTACTCAACACGGTCAGCAACAACCTCTTCACTCAAAGGAACAAGAACTGTGTGCTCACGATCTGAGTAAGCAGATTTTACAGTTCCAAGATCGTCCAACTTGAAGTTTCGAACGTAATTCCCCTTCTCTTTGTCTGCAATTGTAGCCCCTGTTGCCGCGGCAATATCTTCCAAAATTGCCTCACGTCTACTCCCAAACGAAGGTGGCTTCACCCACACCCAGTCAAGAGGTCCACCGCGACCAACACTATTGTTGAACATGAACTGAAGCACAGACGCATGCATGTGCTCAGCAATAATTACTAGCCGAGGCACATTCACCTTTTCGATATCCATCATCTCCTTCCCTGTTTGAGGATGCCGAACCATCTTTCCCTCCACAAAGTACTGAGCCAGAGCTCCAAAATCTGTGAGTGAATTGATTTTCCCGTTCACAATAAGAACGCGCGCCTCTTCATTGTCGAAATCATTCTCATGTCGGTTGTTCTTAAGGGTTCCATGCGTGATTCCATGATCCCACTTGATACCCTTCTGCTGAATAGCCTCTACTCCACTTCCAACGCCTTCTTCAAAAGAAATGGCGCTATTCTCACCAAGTTCGTACACAAGCTCACCTACCAACTTCCCAAGCTTTGGGTCTCGGCAAGAAATTGTTGCGATGTGAACAAGGTCTTCAGCGCTCTTTACCAAATGCCGGTGTCGCGCAGCCTCATCAATAACTTGCTGAACAAGCTCTGTGAGCGCGTATTTTACCGCAACCGGGTTCATACCCTCCTCACCATCGAAAGCGGCCTCTACGAGCGCGTGCGCAAGCACTACGGCCGTTGTTGTACCATCCCCAGCTAAATCATTTGTGCGAAATGAGGCCTGTTTAACAATTTGACACCCCATGTCTTCAAATGGATCTTTGAGGCGCATTTCACGAGCAATGGTCACACCATCATTCGTAATTTGAGGTTTTTGCCAGATTGGTGATTCAAAAATCACATAGCGGCCGCGCGCCCCGAGCGTAACTGAAACTGCATCGGCAAGCTTGGTCACACCGGCGAGAAGCTTTTTACGAGCATTTTTTCCATATTCCAGTCTTTTAGGAGAAACTTTCATAAGAACAAGTTGAATTAGAAATACAAAAACATTCATTCACTCATTCATTCATTCTCAAGCCCCGCTCACAGCGAGCACATCCTTTAGGTCAACATAGATGTATTCGTAGTCTGGTGTTTCAATCTTCACCGGACTGTAACGAACAAAGTGGATTTGGCGTCCAGGACGGATACCACGCACCCATTTGTTCCAAAATCCAATCTGCCCAACCTGCCTGATCACACCAATGTCCGGATGACACTCTCTCTTAAGCTCATCTGGCATCTTAAGGCCGCCAACATTTGGAGCTTTCCGAGAAACAACAATTCTTTTGCCCAACGGCGAAAAAACCGGCCCCTCAGTGAAACCAGTTCCTGACTTCAAATCATTCTGCATATAGCATTTGGTTATGAACTAATTAATTTATGGCGCACGGAAAGGATATGTAAATGCCAAGCACGTTGCAAGAGCTTTTACAGATGTGATAAATATATTGTAGGTGTAAATCTAAGCACACTCACCCTTCGCATGCGCGCTTTTCACAGAATACTCAACTCACTTCCACTCACAAAAACGAGTGTCACAATATTGGAGGAAGCTTTCATACTCGCGTTTCACGTCGGTGAATTCGCTCTTCAAATTCTGGAATCTTACCATTTGAACTAACAACAACACGAACAACGTAGCAACTATGCAGGAGCTGTTTTTCATAGTGAGTGATTATGATTTAATTAGAATTTCCGGGAATAATTCATGCAGGCGACGCTCCTCAACTATAGCATTCCTATTCTCTTTTTTGAGGTGAAACCACTCATGACACCCCTGCGCCCCATCCACGCCTGTGCACACATGGATAAGATTCCTTTTGTTGTGAAGCTCTGGATGCCTCCTTGCCTCACTTTTGTAAACAATATGATGGAAGTCGTATTTCATCGCATTTGACCGCCCACAATTTTGGCAAAAAACATACCCCTCCAAAAAAAGCATGTCTTCCACAATCTCGTTTGCACTCGTCTTCATCTTATTCTTCATCAGCATCAAAATTATATTTATCCCTTTCACCCGTTGGCTTGCGTATCCTCCCAATCACAACAAAGAGGACAACCGCTGCCACCATAATCGCTTCCAACTTCTCTTCCATTAAAACTGGTTTTAAGAAGGGACTCTATTGTATCACCTGTGGCGGAATCTTCCTCACGCCAGTAGGCCATAATTAATTTTGCTGCACTGGCAGTTTCATCAGAAATCATTTCAATTTGAATTTAGAAGATAGTTTTTTAAGAAAACGAAAGTCTTGCTCGTAAGCGACCTTGTGGCCACACGGCTTATGAAGCCAAACGTCTGGCTGGGTGTGTACAACCTGAACATCTTGAAGGCAGTCTTCATATTCATCCCCACACCACGGGCAAGATTCAAAATATTTGCCAGTGTGCACGTCTCCACAATCACACTCACACTCCTCTTCCCTAATGTTGACCGCCTGGGCATCGCTCAGTGCAGAATCCCAACGCAGGAGCTTTATGGCCTCTGGATCACCAAACTCAAGTCGTTTTTTTGTTGTGCTCATCTTTTAGGGTTTTAATGAATTCTTCATATACGGTTGCCTCCGCCTTGTCTCCATCAAGATTTGGGACAATTTTCAGGTGCAAAAAGGTTTTGCATTCCAAGCAAGAACCATGCCCTGAATTATGGCCACACTCCATTGCCATAGATTTTGCGCACCACTGCTCGTAGCCGCACTTTGGGCAGGTGAACGTGTACTTCTTTCTTTCGTCTTTTTTATTCATGACTGAATTAGTTCAGGGTTGGCGTATATATTTCCGGTAATTTCCATACCAACTGCATGCATAAGCAGCCCCTCAAACCTGCTGTCATTAAAATCAACTGGCTTTGTCCAGAATGCCCCAGCACGCTCAATAACCTGCATTTTTTTACCTTCATACTCAACATCCCAACCACTTGCTTTTGTACTAAATGGGAAGCTGAGAATATCGCCCTCAAAAATTAAATCGTCATTCTTGTCTTTGAGGCCAGTAGATTGCACGATCGGGGTCCCCGCTGGCAAAAGCGCCACACTTGCCCCCATCGCCTGGAAGTCCAGGTCTTCAACCTCTCCAGCATGGCCACAATTATTTAGCACAGAGCATGGCCACATTTTCCCATTAAGCCAGGCTCGAAATTTCATTCTATCATTCATAGTAAAAGGGTTTTAAGGTGCGCCGGGTATGGCGCGTAAATAAACTTAATAAAACGGCGGGTACTCATCCTCACAAGCCTGTTTAGCCTCCCAGTCCAGCCTCATTAGCTCCGCCGAATCCTCCTGCCTGCGAACCTCTTCTTCTTCCTGCTCTTTCATTCTTTCCATCTGCCTATACTCCTCGTTTGTCATACGACCCGAATGCCATTTTTTTTCAAGCCCCGCTTTGGTATAAAATTTTGTCATGCTGTTTTTATTATCGAGAGAAACATTGAACGCGAACAGTTCCGGAATGGTTAGGTGAGACAAGCAGACCATCACCATTCCCGGCGAGCTTTTCAGCCCCATCTTCATCTAGCATCACTTGCGAATCGACCGCCTTCGCAGCTTTGAGCGCCAAACGAATTGTGAAGTTTGCTTTCACATCTCCTGTAAGAATCTTTGTTGAGAAGCGCTGGGCCGCGAGAACCAAATGAATCCCCGCAGACCGCGCCTTTTGTCCAAGAATCAATAAATTTTGTTCGAGAGTTTTGAAGCTTCTGTCTCGACGCTCCTTTGCCTTTGAAAAGGCCTCCCATTGGTCACGCAGCATCTCTGCCTCAACCTGGCTTCTAGCCTCTGTAATCTTCTTTGCAGGCTGTTGAACCTCCTCACCATACTTATCCACAAGCACACGTCGCTCTTTGGTTTGTCGTGCAAGACAATCAGCAACCTCATCAAAGATGATCAGCTTCTTGTTTTCGGGCTGCAGGCGGTGTTTCTGGATTCTATCCATCTCTTCCACCAGCTCTTCAACCTGATTCTCGATGTCCTCTAAAGAAACGTACACCTGGCACAACTCCCTATAGGGATCAAACTTCTCTTCATTTTTTGGGTCAAAAATAACCACATCCATGCCTGTTTTCAGGGCTCGGTCAATCATCGTAGCAAGCTGGTATGATTTACCACTACCTGAAGCTCCAGACACCATGAAGTGAGGCGTGGATGCGTCGTCCAGATCCCAGAAGATTGCCTCACCAAAGTTGTCTGCACCAATTGGGAGAGTGTTCACCCCTTCATCCATAGCAGGAAGCTGGGCAGCCTGCCTCTGATCAACTGGCTTATTCACCTCAATAGCAACGTATGTTTGCCCCTCGTAAGGCACCAGGTCCGGCAATACGCGCACTGTCTCGGCCTCTAGGGCCTGAGCAATGTCTAGCTTGTGCCCCCTGATTGAGGAGATTTTCGTGCCCACACCAACACGCAGAAGGTATGTAGTACAAGAATAGCCATCTACAGTGTGGCGAACCTCAGCATTAACATTGAATGCACGGAGCACCAGCTGAATGCGCTCCTGAACTGCTTTGTCTTTCATGTTAGAGAAGTCAAATGATACAAATTTTTTGCTGCCCATTACAGATTCCACAACACTCTTTGGGACTTTCGCGAGTGCGGTTTTCTTCACATGACTCCTTCTCTTGCTGAGAAGAGCCTTTTGTTTCTCATCCAGGTTTTGGAACTCACTTAGGTCATCCAGGTGTGTTTTCACCCAGAAATCCACCATTTCCCCAGCATCTTCATAATTGTCGGCTGGGTTCATCAGGTAAATGTAGTCCGGATCTTGAACTGCCTGAATTGTTCTCCAAACGGGCTCAAAAAACATGTTCTCGTAAAGCTCTCTTGTTTCAACCATGTCGATTTTATGCTTCTTGATTTGTGGACTCTTATCTCTGTTTTTTGTGTACTTGTTTTCGTAGAAGAAGAACCACTTCATCCCATTTGCAATCTTTGGGTATTTTTTGCGTAGAGCTTTGAACTCTGGACGCATGAGCCTGGCCGTCACCGTTTTGTCATAAGTTGTTGACTGGTAGGCAAAACTCAAGTGTGCCTCCCTTGCCTGGGTGTATTTCCCTTTAGACTTGTGATCTAGGCCGCAAAGCTCATCTTCATGGTTTATGTAAACAATATCCGGAACCGCCTTAAATGGCAGCGGGATTGAAATGTCACACAAAACAATGAACTCAATGATTCTCTCCTCAATAAAAACAACCTCTTTAATATCTTTCAAATATTCACCAACTTGCTCTAGAAACTGGTGAATCAAATTGGTGATATGCATCTGACACTGATCTTTCACCTGAACAGAGGTCTTGTTTGCATAAACTTTGTAGTCAACCAGCTCAACTTTATCGAGCTCTCTATATGCAGTGTCGAGCAGACGTTCAAGTGGAAGTTGCTTTCCGTGGTCTCGGTAGGTCTCAAAGAACATTTCAAGCACTTTGTGGTAAACCGTTCCAATCACCTTGGGCGCAGAAAGGCCAACATCCGAGTAGTTTTTGAAGACATAGTATTTCTCAAACGCCTTCTCGTTTCGTATGAAGGTGCTCACAGCGCTCACAGAAAGGTGCTCAACAAGAAAGTTCTGCAAATGAGCATCCAGCTTTTCAGGAGCTAATTTTTCGTAGGTATTATTCATTGTTTTCATTGGTTACCGCTGCCTTCTTCTTTCGCAGCTCTTCTTTTTTGTCTTTCACCTCGTTGATTTTTTGTTCTGGGGACTTCCTAAATGGAACCTCAACAACCTCTGTCTCACTCTCGATGTATCCGCCGCGCTCACTTATGTTGTCCAGCATGATTGCGCGCGCACCCTTGTCATCCGAGGGGAGCATCTTGCCAAGCTGTTTGAATACGGTTTTTTTCCACATCCAGAGCTGAGGATCGTTTTTGCCAGACCAAGGGCTGTAGTCGGTGTTGCCACCCGGGGACATGGCTTTGATGGCCATGATCTGATCTTTAGTCATGTACTCGGAAATGGTATTTCCTTTTGTCACTTCAGCCCACGCATAGGCTCCAACAGGCTCGCCACGGTCTCCACTCGCCGGAATATGCTCAATACGAGGGTTTGTACCAAGGAACCGCTGAAACTGATCGTTGTCATAAACAACCTCTGCACCAAGACGCAAAACCCCAGCGCGATAGCCAATGGTCCGCACCCCTTTGTACCCAAGTTGAAATTGAGCTTTCATCCCATACTTGGTTTTGTAAGGGAGCACATAACACTCACCACTTGGGCCGCCCGGATAAAGGTTTACCGTTGCGCACTCCATAAACGCCCCCAGAAGGCTTTCCTGATCACATTGCAGGAGCTTTGGTGTTTTTTGTATAGAGTGCATAACTGCGGACATGAACTTAAGTGCGTTGTCCTCACTACCTAGGAAATTCTTCAGCGCAGCATTTCGCGTGCTGATAATGCGCTTGAAGTCATCCTGGGCCATTAATGTTGTATTCTCTTGAGTCATGTTTCAAAAATTAAGATTGTGGATAAGGTTGATCAAGAAAGGCTTCATGCTGTTCATGCATCCAAGCATCATGAGCACGCTCTTCCATATCAGTGTATTCGTCGTATTCCATATGAGGGGGGGGGTTAGAATGTACTCACAGTGTAAGGCAGCTGTTAGTGGCAGTCAAGAGCCTTACAATTTATTTTGTTGACAAAAAGAGCCCTGCTCTCGCAGGACCCTTACTCAAACTCCCCCTCCAGGAGCTATTCATAGGTAAATATTTCCTCTCTAGAGGCACCAAGCTCTCGGCCAAAGTAATCCACCAATGCCTTTTGGCTTCTTGGTGAGATGCCATTAACATTTTGCTCCCAATTTGCCACAGCCCTTTGAGTCAAAGGTTTTGGTAGGAATTCCGCCAAAGCTTGACCTAACTCTTTTTGACTGAGGCCAAGCTCAAACCGCAGTTCTGCCACTCGATGGCTTTTGATTTTTTTCATCTATAAAACTTAATGTGAGAACATTATAAGCCCGCCAAAAGTAGCAGTCAAGTTGTTAACAAGAAGATAACGTCCTCTCCCCGAATCGAACGGGCTGGATGGCCACTTCCAGTTTCCCATGAAACCAAGAGGACGTTTCAACACAGCTATTGTAAGGGAGGTGTTAGTTAATTGCAAGTCTGGCTCAACAAACTACCTTGAAAGAATCCCAAAATGACCGATGATTTTGCTTTCTTGATTCCGATGGCTGAGCCTGTAGCTTCGCTTTATTATCTACTATTAGGTGATTGTCTAATAATGACGCAATTGTCCCTTATAAACATCACACTCTATAACAATTTGGGAAGGCCAAGGATTTGCACCTTGGATGCTGGTATTTATCCGTGGGGAGCTTTCGCTTGCTAGTTCGGAATCCAACCGAGAAAGGCTAGTTATGCGTTTTAGTGGTCTGATTCGCCTGACCGCTCACCAACAGTTATGATTTCCCGTTGGTCGCCCCTACGCTCCACCCCCAGCCATAACGGTGTTTTGGCGTTACCTATTCCGCCACCTTCCCAAATTATCTAAGAGCATATAAGACTTCTTTCATGGCTTTATGTGCCTTGCTTTGCCAGAGATTTAGCGTGTGAGTCTACTTTAATGTTTCCACACGTCCACTTAAGGAGGGCCAAGCTTTCCTTTCATCGTCAGGATCACCAGGCAGCATTCTGTACTCAGGTTCTTTTACACCCCCTGGTGGCACGCTGCAAGCCTCGCTAGGTGTGGTCAAAAAATGACCCTTGTGCTATGACAACGGCCTTGACCCCATATCTAGTAGGGAGTACTGTGTTGGCGCGTTTTTGTAGCAAAAAACAATGTAGCAAGGCGGCTCTGCGACAGCAAGGCCTTTTTGCTCTGCTTAAGTTTTCCACAAGTTTTCCACAATCATTGTGCAAAAGTATGTTCAAAACTCATCCGGGGTGCTATCCATGGCGGAATTGAACATGGTTCGAATCTAGCTTGGGCACCCACATTGGATTCGAACCAACATGTAAAACACATGTAAAAATGTTACATATTCAACCTGTAAAAAACAAAAGAGGGCCGGTCGAAAGCCCCCTTTGTTGATTTGACCTTCCTCCCCTCAGAGAAGATCTAGCTCTTTGAGCTTCGTATAGGAAATGAATCACCCATGAGGGCGAATAAAATACCAGCAACCACAGAGCGCACAAATGCGTCCAGAACATCTTTAGCAAACATGGCCCACTCAATTACCTCTGGACTGAATAGCGTCTCAGAAAAGCCCATTTGAGCTGCAAAAATGATAAAACTGGCTGTGAACCCGGCAACAAGTGTTGTCAGGAAAGACTTCAGCTCATCTTTTCCGCGAGCCTGAAAGTAACGAACGAATCCTTCTATGATGTTGTTCATGGTGTTTTTTTTAAGAATCGTCATCTTCTTTCGCCTGCCTAAGGGCCTTAGAGAGCATTGCCTGCTTCTTGGTCCGCCGGTTGTAGCTTGACCCATCGGCAAGCACCTTCTCTTCATAATCTTTCTGCTTCATGCCAGCCTTTTTGGCTCTAGCCCGAATACTTCTATCTTCAGAAGCAAATTTATTGCCCCATTCCTTTTTTTCCATATTAGTGTCTGGCATAGTTTCTAGATTATGAACTTCAGGTTTATTTTACCAAAAGACTTGCGAGTCTGTACAGCACCACAATGAGTTCACCCCACGTCACGGGACCATTTGGGTCTTTTGGCTTTGTGATTAGCTTTTCTGAAGTTGCCCACTTCATCGCTTCATCAGCCCAATGAGCCGGCTTTTCTTGCGATTTCAGCTCTTCTTTTTCAAACAAGGTATATCCAGTCACTTTGTAGTCGTTTTCCCCAGGAGAGGCGAATTCTTTTCCACCCCACGGGTCAATAATAACCGGAGCACCGTTTACGAATTCCTTGACCGCAACCCAGTGCTTTCCGCCATCCACCTCCAAAATCACCCCTTTGTTCGGGTCGTTCGCATATTTTTCGATCTCAACCATGTTTGCCCAATATCCACGCTTCACAAACTTCATGCCCTGGTAATTGCATTGAGTCCAGATGATGAGCCCATTTTTGTCCCCAGGAAGGCCGTAGGTGTATTTGAATGTGCGTGCTGCCTCTCGCGGAAGGAGCCCCCCCCCATAGAACTTGCTGTGCACCATGCAAATTGCCGTTGTTGTACATCCGTACTTTCCAACAGTTAGCTCGGACCGCCCGAGTCTTTCATGCGCCCAACGAGGGTCGCGCTGGCTGTATTTCTCCATGTTTTATGGGTTAGAAGTATTGTTTGCGGATTTCCGCGAATGTTGATTCATTATTTATGTATTTCGCCATCGCTGTTTGCGCCTCTTTTTCTGTGATCTTCGCCACCCACTTTTGACCAGTAAGGAGCATGCTGAGCTTGTCCTTCTCAGTATAGGCGTCCTCAATAGCCTCTTTCACTTCTTCAGCAGTGATGGTCTGATTTACCTTAAAATTAAGCTCGAGCTCTTCAACCTCCTCTCGTGTCATAGCCGTGTCCTTCACTGCATCAATCAAAAGAACATCAACAGCCGTGTAGAAATCGTGAAGCTCTTTCGTGATGACCTGCTTGTTTGCATCGCTGTTGTCTCCACCAGCCTTCACCGGAACAATGTGATCAATCTCATATTTTTCGCGATTCTCATCTGTCCACTCAATGCCTGCTTCAGCGAACAGCCGCTTTCTATCTTCAATCAGTTGCGCCGTGTCTTGCGGGTATTCAAGCCCGTAGTCACGCTGGAGCTCAACAAGATTCCCCTGCACCTTCCCCAGCCTCTCAGGCCCAACAAGCGCCTTCCACGCGTTCTCAGGATCTTTTATGAAGGCCATCGTGTAATCTGAGACGAGTCCAAACACACCCCTCTGATCAACATATTTATCTGTTGGCAAAGCTTGGACATTTTGTTTTTGCCACTCCTTCACACTTCCTGCAGCCTTGATCTCATCAACCTGGCTTTTCACAGTCCACCCGCTACCAGTCTTCTTTCCGTCCTTGGTTTTGCCCATATCCAGCAAGCCTTTATCTATCAAGCTTTGGATGTATGCGTTTTTCTCCTCAGCAGTCTCCATCCCCTCTGTCTGATTGTATATGTACATCGCACGCTCACCATTTGATACACCAAGATTCTTCAGCGCCTTTTCTGCGGGGCTAACCTCTAAACGGTACGCTGCCTCTGCTTCCTGGATCTCCTTGTACAAGTCTGGGTCTGTCTCTTTGAGCTTCTTTTGCTGTTCAATAAATGCTTCGCGCTCTTCTCCATCAAGCTCAAGAGCCTGGTTGAATATCTCTTCTCCCTTTGTTTTCTTTGGCCCATATGTGTTGGTACCAAATCCAAGTCCGTCTGCAATCACTGCCAAAAGGAACGGTGCAGACTCTGGGTCTTTTAGAACTTCATATGCGCTTTGAACCGGGATTGGAATGGCCGCCTGGATGATCGCATCAATTCTGCCTATAGGCTCTCCAGCCCAGTCTTCACCCTCCCAAAGTTGCTTCAGCAGGGAGGCCCCTGGAGAGAATTTGTTTTCAACAAAGTCCCACAAAATATCCATTTTGTCTGATCCAAACTGATCACCAACTTTTTTAATCATTCCTGTGCTTGTTGATTTGGTTCTACCCCCGGACAAAACCCTGGCCAAGAGTGTCACATAGCTTGCCATACCACCCGTAATGTCTATACGAGTGTTTCCAATTTTGATTTTTCCGAAATCTGAGCTGAGGGGGTTCCATTCAACAGCATCTGGCCACAAAGCCTCTGTAATTCCCATCACAGTTCCAACATGCGCAACGGTGTAGAAAAGATTTTTAGCCGCTTCACGCTTCGCAAACTTTGAAACACCAGCCCCTGTTATTTGATGTGCTGTCAAAAAGTCTAAATTGGATTTTGCATTCTTCACCGAGAACAAAGCTACGTTGAGCATTTTTTGGTACTTCTCTCCGGCAGGGATGGCCCCTCTTCCGGTGAGAGAATTTGTAAGTTGGTTCAGAGAGCCAACTTCAAATTTGTCACTCAAGTCTATTCCGGCCTTTTCGGCATTTTTGTATAGGGTGTCTGCAACATCTGCACGCAGCCTCATTGCTCCAGCTTCATATGCAACTTCGGAGGCCTTAAACACTCGCCCTAAAAGGGGGATTTTTTCTGGTGCAGAGGTTGGGAACTCTTCTTCTTTGATCCCAACAGCAAGCTTGGTGCCCATTTCATATCGACCACTTAAGTAGCCAGGCCTGGAATAAATCTCGGCCTTCACCAGGCGGAGTATGTTGTTTCCCTTCTCAATGTATTTTCCCGGCTTTGCTACAGCGATTTTTGCAGCATCTGCAAAGGATTTTGCGAAGTTTTTGGCCCAATCCTTTTGATATTTTGGGTTGGTCATTGCCTTGAACCCCTGTCTCCCCCAAAAGCTATTGTCCCAGGAGGCCTGAATTGCCCGATAAAATTCCGCAGTTGTTTTTGCGGTGAGACCAAGGTCTTCTTTTACGGCGTCAACAAAATCCTGCACATCGTCTGCCTTTAGCGGATTCACCAATTCACGCTTTGTCGCCCCTTCCTTTAATCCACCAACATATTCATCCAACAGAACCTTATTCATTCCATACTCTATTCCAAGAGTAAGCTGATCCTCAGGATTTTTATATGTTCCATCTTCATTTAAGTTCAATTTCGCTCTTGCGTCAGAGACAGCCTTTCCGAGCTCGGTGATCCGCTGAGCTTCTTCCAGAGTCACATCTGTACGATACTTTTTGGAGTAAATTTCACTCGTGAGTTCATTCAAAAAAGCCTCGTCCTCTTCAGGACTAAATTTTCGTCTGCGCTTTTCGGCATATGTAGCTTTGATTTTTGCAGCAGTCGCCTCCTTTTCGGCCTTAGAGAGCCCTGTGATTTCACGGGCCCAATTCACCATCGCCAGCTCCTGGTTTTTCAGCAATAACTTTCGTTCAAAAGCGAGATTCACCTCTTTTGCGTTTTCCTTGCCCATAATTCCCGCAAAAAAATCTCTCCTCTGGGCGGAAGTCATTTTCACAAGCTTATCTGGGTCAAGAGTGCCATTTACGATAGCACTCTTGACCTTCGCTGCGATTTGTTTTGGTAAACAGAATGTTGCCATTAGCCTTCGATGCTTTTAAGTATCCCACCAACAATCATACAGATAATCAAAATTATAATCACTCCGCACCCCACATCTACCGGATCAGTGTTTGGCTCATTTGGATAGTGTTTCATAATCTAACAGGTTAATTCATCAATAAGAGCAGTCCATGTTTTGGGTTTCACAATTTTAGGTTTTGAAATTCGCTTTTTGATTTGAGACTTCATCTTAGACTTCACCTTTTCAGGGGACCTTCCCTTTGTCTTCTTCTTCACAGCTTCTTCACGAGCCTTCACAACCTCCCTCATTTTTGTGACAGGGGAGTTTGGCTCGCGTTCTCTCAGAATCCGCAGTGTTTGCCCGGATTCTTTGATGGCTTCATCGTGAAGAGCAGACTTTGTTGCCAGGTCTCGGAGCGTTTTCACGTCTCCTTCCTGTAGAGCTTTTTCCTCAAGTTGTTTAAGGAAGCTCACAGCGTTCAGGCCTTCAGGAGCTGTCTTTTTGCCCATGGCAATATCAACTGCACCCTGGTAGTCCTTGCTTATGAATGAATCAACAGCAGCAAATTCATCTTTAAGATTTTTAACGGACTGCTGTTTTAGATCAAAGCCTTTGGTTAACCCTTTCTCGACCGCAAGGGCCTCCATCTTTCTAGCGGTTTCACCTACTTTCGTTTTCCCATTTGTATCAAAGAGCTGCATTTGCTGTTGTACCGGACTAGCACCTTTCTTGTCAACATCTTGTACTTTCTCAATCTTTGCTGGGTAGTCGATACCGGGCCTTCCACCAGGCTTGTTCAGCCCTTTGAGGTAGGCATATCTTGTGTGTTCAAAAGCATCGAACAATCTTTGCCCTCCAAATTCAAAATCCTTCAATGAGTGTATGTGCCCAGAGTCACGGACGTTGGCCTCCATCTTTCTCACAACGCCCTTTAAAGCAACCGTATCAAACGTTTTTCCCGCAATTGAAAGCCCTCCGGCCATACCGGCACCCATCATAAGCCCAGCCACAAAATCACTGAATGTGTATTCTTGGCCAGTACCCTTTCGAATAAGGGCCTCTGTGATTTCTTCAAAAGTGTTGAAGGCGGTCAGCTCTGCGAGCACAGGGGCGTTTTTTGAAGCCCAGGTAATTCCTTGAGCTAGCTTTTGAGCCCCCTTAAACAGCCTTGGGACGTCCTTCGCTCTTGCAACTGCAAATACACCCTTTTTCAATGCACTCGAGATTCCGGCGTAAGGGGCCACGGACCCGGTGAATCTAGCCACAAGATCCGTAGCCATGGCCACCTGCCTAGCCTCATCATTTATGTACTCACCCGCAACCTCAAACCCTCTGTAGTAAATCTTGTCTCCCTTCACATAAACGTCTTGGCCAATATTTGCGATGTCTTCAAAGTTGATGATGTCAAGAGTCATAGCAGTGAGCGTTGTTTTTGGGTCACCACCACCAAGTAAGGCTTGATTGATTTCCATTTCCTTCACTTTGTCCTCACCATAAAGACTCACGATGTCTTGATCCACGGACTTGATCGCAAGCCCCATATAGGCGGACGCAGATTTCGTTTGGTAATACTCTTTCTCGGCCGCCGCATACCATTCAGGAAAGTTTGTTGCCAAATCCGCAAGGGAGAGCTTCTTGAGGGTACCCTTGGACGTTGCCGGCCCCTTAATTTCATCGGTCAGCTTCTCCTTCATCCACTCTTCCTTAAATTCATTTTCTTTTATCAAAGATTCCTCGGCAACAGTCTCAAGAGACGGAACGAGTTTATCTCGGTCTTTCTCCCAAAGCTGATCCCATTTCCCATAAGCATCTGCGGCAATTTTTTCAAAAAAGGGCGTGCCGGCCACTTCATCAAAAGTGAGATTCGGGTTCTGGTAGATTGTACGAATCTTGGTTTCCTCCATGATCCACTCTTTTCTGATTTCATCAATTTCTTGTTGAGCCTTTCCTGATCGAACAAACTCCATGGCCTCTTCCTTGCCAATTTTAGAGCTGCCTCCACTGAACAAGCTTTTTGACCCAGGGGACTGGAAAGCCGTCTCACCATACTTTCCCCACTGCTTAGTCGTGTCTATTTTGGGAATTTCTGTTTTTCCCTTAAAGATAATGCTCACCTGCTCATCGCTCTTTTTATTCGCAATTGACTCAACCTCTTTGAAAGTTGGAGCAAAAGTCTGCTTGCCCACCAAACGCAGCTGAGAAGTAAGTTCCTTCACCCCGGCAGCATATGGGTTGGTTTTAGCACTTTCTTCCAAATCTTTCTGAAGATGGACTCCCGCCCCCTTCAGCTTTGTAGAAAGATTGCTGAGTAGGTTGTTGAATAGGTTTGGCATTCATTTGATGATTAGAACCATAGATCATTGCCTGTGGTTTCGTCTTTCTCTTCCTCTGCATCTTCTTCCGATGAATCTGAAGCTGCTGCGTCCTCGGTTTTTGTGCCCTCGGATGAAGAAGCCTCTTCACCAACTCCAACATCCAGGAATCCAGTCATTTGAGCAATTGGAATGTCATGAGTCATCACGACCTCAGGATTTGATGTGCTCTTCCAGTTGGAATCCTTCACCGTTGCCATGTCATCTTTTCCGTCACCATCTGAATCGTAAGTTGACTTGATGAATCCAATGTGGCCGTTCTCGCTCCCCTGAATAGGCATCACAAACACCATGCCTGCAGCAGGAGTCGTGATAGAGCTGTCCATCTTATCTAGTTTAGATTGGTAGCTGTCCCCAACACCTATTCCAGTGTACTGATTCACAAAGTGCCCACACTGGCCGCCCCATGATCCATCAGGCACGCTGAGTGCATCATCTGGGGTTCCAGAGTCTCCACCGTATTGACCTTGAACCCGAACCTCACCGGTCGCTTCATTCAGCAAGATTATGTTCCCGTCCTCATCAGTTCCGGCCTTTGTCCAAACGCTTTGTGGGTTTTCTTCCTCAAGAGCTCCAAGCTTCAAGGTTTCCACTTTCCCCGTATCGAAGTTGTAGCGAACGGCCGTAACCTCACCGGTCACGCTGTTCACATACTCTCTCACGATCTCTCCAGCTTTGGCTTCGTTTGTCTTCACTGCCTCCATCATGGCTGCTGCAGCCCCCTCGGGCAGATCGGCGGCTTTTTCAAGCTCTGTCATCTTTGCCAAAACATCTGGCGGCAACTGATCGTATTCGTCATTGATGTAGGTGGTCATGAGAAGATCAAGGTCCTCACGGGCGGTGTTGATCTCAAGACGGTTCTTTTCGTATTCAAACGCCTCCGCTGCTCGCGCCTCCTCCGCTGCAATAATTTGATTGTTGAATTCTTGCTGCTTGAGATCATCGGCACGGTTGATGAGCTGCAAACTTAAATTCATCCGGCTCTCTGCAACTGCAGCACTGATTCCGGCAACCTTTTCATTGTAATCGGCAACTGCCTCTGCAATGGCCTGGGATTTCTCTGCACCGGCCATGTTTTTATCGGCAGTGACCTCTTGGACATATCCAGCTAGCTGCGCATAAACCTCCGCAGTTTGCTCCGCCTTCCATTGTTCAATTTTACGAACATCAAGCTCATAGGCCTTGTTTAGGTTCACCACTTCATTTTGAAGCTCTGTGTCCTTGTTTATCGCCTCTGTGCTGATACTCATGAGCTCCCTTTCCCCACGGATGATCGTCTCTTCAAGGTTCTTGTTTGCTGCAACGCTACCAAAACCACCATAAATGAGCCCGATTGAAGTTTCCTCACGGACCTTTCTTTGCGTGTTGAGCAACTGCTGCTCTTGCTTCATTTCTTCGTATGCTTCAGCCACACGCTTCTTTTGTAGCTCAATGGCTGCAAGGTTCGCATCGTAAGCATTTTTTGCTTCTTGCTTCTGAATTTCAGTGGCAGAGGCGATCAAGGCAGCCTGCTTGGCCGCCAACTCTTCTTGCAGGGCCTGTGCATCCTCCAGGTTTTTGATCTCTAGATTGTATCTCTCTTCTGCCGCAGCAGTTAAAACATCTTGAGATTCTTGGTAAGTGTCCTTTAGATCGGACATTGTTTTCTCATACTCACTTTGAGCCTCATCAAATCCAGCCGTTTCCGACTCTGCAGTTGAAGTTGGACTTGTCTCTGCAGCGGAGTCTTTACCATCTACCGTTTGCTCTCCAGAAGCAGCATTCGTGGCGTCATCCACCGCCCCCTGTGGGTTTATGTTTCGCTGTAGCCATCTTTTCGCACCCCCAATGTCCAAATACCCATCTCTCATGGCCTGCAATCCCTCCTGAATGGAATTTTCATCCATTCCAGAAGCACGGGCCTCTGAAAGAAGCTGGTCAATTGTTTTTCCAAATGGAGTTGCCAAGTCTTGAGCAGAAGGTGTTGCGGGTTGCGTTGCCTTTGGCTCTGTTGTTTCTGCACGCTGTGGAGTCGTCTGGGGAGTTGTTTCAGAACCACTCTTGATTTCCTCAGCCGTTTCAGTTGCTGTTGTTTCTTTTGCAATTGACTTTGGTGTTCCAGCGTCTGCAATTCCAGTGGTCGCTCCGGTCTGATTTGGTGTAGATTCAGGCATTTGTAGGATTTTCAGTTTGTAATTTTAGGCCCAAGCTTCCCAAAGGATTTTGGTGTCTCGGTTTGAAGCACTAACACCTGATCCGTAGGTGTCACACTCAATGATGACGTTTGTTGAATTAAAGGTGGTCACCGTTGCGGTCCACTGCCCATTTGCCGTACTTTCTGCATCTGAAATGATCATCTTACTTGTGGACGTCAAGGCTCCATTTCCAGGAGACCCACCGCTTTGATCATCAAGCTCATAAAGAAGCGCATAGCTTGACCCATCATAAACTCCAACCCCAGAAACCTTATCTGGTTGGTTTGCGTTCATGTATGAAATCTTGAAGAAGTTTGGCGTTGTCCCCAGTCCATGTGCAATGGTCACATCGTCACCCGTTGTGGTTGGTGCAAAGCTAGTGACACCAAATGTGTGTTGCACGCGATCCACCCATTCCATTCCTGTGGCCTCACTACTGTTTGCAGCAAGAACTTGCCCATTAGACCCAACGCTTCTTCTAGAGGTCACCCCAGAGGCTGTCGCAGCATACAAATCACCTTTTGTTGTGAGCGTATCTTTGAGCTGAACATTGCTGGTCAACAAATCATCATTAATATCCCCAGTCGTGGCATCCAATTTAACAATTTTCCCGGCATCAGCAGTTTCATCAACTACGGCATTGGTCACCGTTCCGTTTCCTGAGTCTGCATCCATGGTTGGAGGTCCAGCGGCAACACCAGAAATGTCCGTTCCAGATCCTCCAGAAACAGCAGAAAGCACAGTGATTGCACTGGCGGATGTTGTGTTCCCAGATGTGATCACAAAGGCAGACCCATTCCAAACCACTGTCTCACTTCCACTTGTAACAGCACGCACTCTTGCCTGAATGGCCGCTGCCACGTCGACCATGCTGGTCACGCTACCGAAATTTATTGCAGTAATGTCGTGTGCAACACCATCAATGGTGATAGCAAACTCACCATCAGTTGTTCCTACCCATAAGGTGTAGTTAGAAGTCCCCGCACCACCCCCGGTCAGATAGGCTGGAGTGTAAATGTCATGACTGTCCACAGAATTGCTCGCAAGCCCGCTTGAAACGGAATCATCTACATATTTTTTGTTGGCCAGTTTTTTGTCCGAGGTTGGCGCAGCATTTGTTGCTGTTTCAGCCCCGTCATCGGCAAAGACAGCTGTGGCACCACTGAAATCCTGAGCTCCGGTCCATGTGTTTCCACCAGCAAGATTTGCTTTCAACGCATCTGCAGCATCCACATAGGTTTTTGTAGTGAGGTCAGTTCCTCCGGATGGTGTTTGTGTGGACGTTGGAAGACTCACATTGAAGTTCCACGCTCCAGTGATCGCTTCGTCAGAGCTTTTTGAAGCTTTGTCATTGACGATGTAATGCAGCAAGGTCCCTTCGAACTGAGCTCCATCTGCATGAGGAAGCTTGTTTCCGGCGACCTCTGTATTTGTCAGGGCTGTTTTGGAAAGCCCCCTCAAAACACTTGTCAATTGAAGTCCGGAAAGCCCACCCCAATAAACGTCCTCCTCATTGGCCGTCCCACGCTCGAGTGTTCCATAGCCGGTTGTGAATGCAGGGGCAGCATCAAGAGTGAGACTGGTTGCAATATCTGTAATCCCCCCATTTAAGGTGGTGTCGAATCTTGTTTGCGTGTTTACCCCCATGATTTTCCAGTTAGAGATTAAGCGTCTACGGGTGTGTACCCATCCCCTCTGGGGATATATTGCAGGGCGGCTTCATCAATAGAAGCTCTCTGCCCAAGTAATGAACTCTTGAACTCTATTCCGAACATTCTTGCATTTTGTCCAATGCTGAATTTTCGATTGAACCGGTAAACTGGAGGCTCACCTGTTTCTTCTCCAGTATACCCCTCACCTCCAACAATGTCTCCTATTTGTGGATTTAGGCCTCCAACAGTGACCGCTCCTGCCGCAATTTCCGCTGCAGTTGGCTCAGTAATTGTGAATTCCTCGAGCCTTTCAAAGTCCTCCCCAAGGAGCCACCCTGTGATCACGACACCCTCGCTCCGCACACCACGAACATGTAGATATCTTCCATATTTGTACATTTTGGCTTGTCCATCGTCTCTGAGGCCAGTCTTCCCGGCCCATCGCATGGGGAACCCGTTATCTGAGTACCCATTCTCATCTCTATACAGTTGTCCGTTGTTCCCACTCACACCAAAGAAAGATTTTCCATCTGCTGTGCAGGCAACTTGTGGTGAAGTTGAGAAGTCAAAGCCCCAACCTCCTGAATCTCTGTCATAAGAGAAAATGATGTTGTTTTGGCTTGAGCCCCTTTGCTTCAACGCAAGCTTGTAGATTCCGTCATTGTACCAAGAAACCGCTCCAGACTGATCGGAATCAAGATCTGATTTGTAGCGCTGAATCACAACCGACATATCCTTAACGCGCTGCTCCTCAAAATAGTTCGCCTCATTCCCAAGACTTCGGATTTCCAGGTTCGGAGCAACAAACCAAATGTCATTTTCCACAATGGTCGTGGATCTGTGGTTTATGGCTCCAGTGACCTGCGTAACTGATTCAAGGTTTGGAACTGGATTGGCGGAATCAGTGTAGAAGTTGGTGATCACATCAATTTGATTCTGCTTGAAAATGTAGAGCCCCCTGTCCTTCAAATTCCTCAAGGATTCTATGCGTCCCCCTTTCCCTACGAGCTGAGCTCCTGAGCCACCCCCAGTCCAATCTTCAATATTTGCGGGCGTACCCGCTGTGGCCGTTGCAGTGTATTGCACAGTTGCCGGGGCAACATTATCTACCCCCCACATTTTATTTGCCCAGGATTCCATAATTCGGCAGCTTGGCGAGCCGGCGATGGTGCTAAAGGCCGTATCATTGATTTTCCCAACCAAGTTTGACCCATCACAAACAAACAAATCACCATTGTAGCTAACCCCTTCGACCTCCGTATCTGTTGCAGTCCATCCCGTCGGAGTAATGGAAGTTGGTGTTCCACCAGAAACATCAAATCTCTCAAATTGAGAATTGTAATATGCCATGACGTATGGAGTCTCTATGCCACCAGGGAATCGTGTGTACTCCATGAGACCCTTGATGTTTGACCCACCAGAAAGCTCATCTCCAAACGCAGTGTAGCCTTTTCTTGAGCTCCATCTTCCCCCAACAAAACGGGAATTTTCTGCATAGTACAGAGCGTCGCTGGGAATCCTGTTGCCTTCACGGTAAGCATTCACCCCTTCGAAAAGATAGAAATTTGTGTCAGTTAGTCCACGCTGCATTTATTGTGTGTTTAGTCATAAACAGAACCTCTACGAATAGGGGTTTTGGTTTTGATTCGATTGTTTCCAGTTGCATAAAATTTCTTGATTGTAGTGTTGAACTCATTCTTGTGGTAATCCCAGCCAGTTCGCATGTCATCACGCACCCCAATCTTTGCAACAGCACCACTCACAAGAAGCGGCACCCTGTATTTATTTGGGATGAGAGTCGGCTTGTCAGTTGTGTTGGCCATCAACGTCACCTTTTTGTCATAAATCATTTGTACATACTGTGCAGCAGAGGTTCGAGGGAAGAACATGTAGCCGTCAAAAATGGTGTAGTGCTGATACTGATAGCTGGAAACATTCAGCCAAACAGAGGGGTCTTTGAATTTGTATTCAACCCCGTCAACACGAACTGAATTGATTTCTTGTTCGTCAATATCAGTAATGTCAGACAGCGGGTAGCCCACCTGAACCGACTCACCTTCGCTGTGAGCCGTTTGAACCCCGGTCACCCCGCTCAGGGTCGTAGCAAGGTCATTTGACGTGTATGTGGCGAATTCCCGCCCATTTATGAGCACTTTTCGCTCGGCATTCGGAAGGTTGGATGAGTCCTGAAGCACAATAGACGTGGCTCCAACGGCAATCCCACCGCTTCCAACATAGGCGTCTGGAATGGTCGCAAACTCGTAATTTGCCTCCCTTAAGTAAGATGCATCTGCCGGCTCATTAAAAATGTCATAATAGGTGGTATTCACCATGTCCTCAACAAGATCCAGGGATACAGCGGTACTTCCCGTCACAGGCTCTTTATATTCTCTGAGCACAAGGGAGCAAAGGTCACCGAAAGTCATGTCTGAATTTACATAGTTTGCCATTTTAAGCCGGTTTAGATTTTACTGGAGTGCTAAACACTCTTTTGACTGCGAGGCCTATGATTGCCGCAGCAATTGCACCCCATATCCAGGTGTTCACTTGTATGTGAGCTTCAATTGCATCCATTCGATAGCTCATTTCAATTTGAGCGTCACGCAGGTCACCCATCTCATCGTTTTGATTTGCAATGTGGCACGCGTTTTTTCTGGTCAGGGACCATTCATAATCAATAGCAAGAGACTCACAATCTTGGATCATTTTAAGCAGATTTAATTGCCTCGTATGGTCGAACCTCCTGAGAAAGCCCAAAGGTTGTGTCCGTACCGGTTGAGGTGTTGTTGTAAACAAATTTTGAGTTTCCACTATCCCAGTAAACCTGGTAGAGCCCAGCCACAGAGGCGACATACTCAACATTTTGAAACCTATTGTCCTCGCCTTGAACTGGCGGGATAACAAAATCAAAAGCCAAGAAGTTTTGCTTGAGACGATTGGCAGGATCAGATTCGGTTGGATCAATGTAGAGCTTAACTGGGATTTGACTTCCATATGCTCCATCGTTTGACCCCCCTCCCTCTTCAATACTTGTAACTGAAACGTTTCCAGATCCAGAGTTGTCCACACGCAGGCGGTCATCGGCATTCCCTTGGGAGTCATCAAAGTACACCCACTCATCCGATCCAGTTTTGGACCCAACGGAAAGCTTTAATGCCTTTTCACTGGCACTTAGTGCGTAAGAGTTTGCATAAGCATTTCCTTCCCCCACAAAGTTTAGATTGCTTGATGAGTCGACAAAAACCCTGTTGTAACCCTCAAAACCAACATATCGGACCGCAACCCGGAATTGAGCAGAGGAGAGGTCTGTAGGCGTTCCGTTCCCCGTGATCGTCAATGAAAGGACATCTCCCTTTGAAAATTCCCGGTTTTGATCACATCCGAGATTGTAGGCGGTGTCGGCAGAAATTTCAGCACCATTTGTGCTCTTTGCAGAGGCAAGAAGATTTAGCGTGTCCGTTTCATTTACCACCTGGAAGGTTAAATTATTACTAGCATCACTCGACGTTCCAGTGTCCGAAAGAAGAACAATGTCATCAATGATTCCATCACAAGGCATGACGGCCAAGAGTCTATTTACATTTCCCCCACCTGTTGGATTGAAACTCTCAACAACAACAGGGATTGAATCCGCTGGCATCTTTTGAACAGCCATTCGAGAATCGCCTGTGGCTCCAGATGCTGCCTCAAAGTATGAAGGTGCAACGCCGGAAAGACACGGTGCGTAGAATTCACCTCCTCTTGCCGGAAGAGGCTTGAAGAATAGAGGTTCACCGTTCGGCGTACCGTTGTCGTCAATCAAAGAGTATGTGGCAAGCCCATTATTCATTGAGGTTGCGAGCAAAGTCTCTCCACCTCCATATGTCTTTAGAATAGACCCACTACCGCTGTGAGCGAAGCGAGAAGAAAGATTATCAAGAGAGATGGTGAAATACACTGAGTCGTGCGTTGCCGCAGCCGCATCGTGCTCCACAGCTATTGTGGAGGCCGGAACCGTTGGCTTTAGGTTTTCGTTCGTGAAGGAGGCTGAACCCCCAGGCTGTGAAATATTTGAGTTTCCCATGATTAAAGGTAGTAATTGAATCTAACTCCATCTCCATTATTCAAAACATCCAAGAAAACCTTGGAAAGATCGTCAACATGTATGGTGTAGGAACCACCAGGCTGAAGAATCACACCTGTTCCCGTGTTGAGCGTTGCTGAGGCGTCCACAGAAGAATCACCAAGAGCGATATTCCCTGCGTTCCCGAAGTAGGCCTGAACATCAACATAAGCACATGGCGTTGGATCATCAACAAGAGCCTCTGGGCTACCTGCCGTGGTAATCACCTTCTTTCCAGAAGTCGGCCCATCGGTTGAGTACTCAGAGCAATCACCTGAAACATATGTCTTGTATGTGATTGCTTCAGTGTTGTCTGCATCTCCCTTCCGAACGAGGATTTTCCCGTTTTTGTAGTCAACACCATACTCACCATCAGAAAGGCTCTTCAAGAAATTGAATTCCGTTTGCCCAACCTGATTTTGGTTTAGTGGCGCTCGGTATGGCTTTTCTTCAAGGAAGGTGTCTGCCGTTCCGAACACAATTGAGCTTGTGTATCTGTAAATTTCAACAATCTTGATCCCATTTGCGGCGAAATCAAAATTTGTAGCACCTCCTTGGAACCAGTTTTGCGTGCCAAGGCCAACACCATTGTAGATGTCAAAAGTGTAGAGACCTGAGGCAACCGCTACACCACCAATCCACCCATAGAGCTCATTTCCGGCTCCATCAGTGATTTTTGCGACATAACGTGCAGACCCTGTGCTTTCAAAAAGCTTTTCAAGATCAACATTTGAATCTCGCACAGAGAAGGCGGCAGAGCCATCAGCCTCAGTCACGGCTTCAACGGCAGAGCTGAAGTATTGCCGATTTCTTGGCAACCCCCAGAAGCTTCCTATTTCACCACCAGACTGGCTCAAAATGGGCCCAAACTGGAGATCAATAACTAACGTAGAACCCTGGGCATCTTTAACAAATGCCGGGGCTACTAGGTTCACTGTTTCAGTTTTTGAAACATGTCTTCCTCCACCCTTAACGTTCTGCATGAACTGTGGAGATTGTGGGGAGAATGCTCCCTCTTCGATGTGGTAATCGTCCATATATTCTATGGGTTATAGGCCGTATGCTGGCCAAAATAAAATCACTCACAAACTCATTATTCCGGTTTATTTTTTGGGAAAAATTTTATCGCAACAACATTCCCACAAATTTCTGTCAATCTTGCTGCATCCAAGGCTCTAAACTGCTCAACAGTTGTGATCCCTGCGTCATGCAGCTTTGTTAGGGACTTTGGCCCAATACCTTTCACGTCAGATAGAGCGCTAGTTTCGCCATTCATCTCAATTTTTGCTCCCTGTGGTTGCTGCATGGCTGCGGCCGGAGCAGGGGCTCCATTTATCCCAAATTGTGCAGCACGATCCTTCTTGAGCTGTGCAGCACGCTCTCTATCTTTAAGGCGCGCGGATTGAAGCTTAGCTTCCCACTCTGCCTCCATTTCAGGAGAGTCGATTTCAACGCCCTTGGCGGCCAGTTCAGCCATCTCTTGGCGCACTTTAGATTCTTCTGTTTGCCCAAGCTTAGAAGGTTCGATCCCATCCAAGGCGAGTTGCAATAGAGCTTCCTCTACTGGGCTTTGTACCTCGTAAGATCGGAGCCATGTTGCTTTGTCCGTTCCATTCAATTTGTCATAACGCTCCATGAATCGCGGCTTGATTTTCCGCAACTCATCAACTGGGTTGATTGTCGAGAAGTCGATTTCACTCACTGACATTTCCATCAATGGTCGTTCCATAGTGGCTGTAGACATACATTCTTGGGTTATTAGTACTCACCAGAAGGGGCAAGTGTTGCCCCCTCGTGGTGAAAACTAAGCCGCTGCGATTGCTGCGCCAGAGTCCAGTACCATGTACCAAACCTCTGCAGAAATCAAAGCTCCGCCAGTTCCAGCGTCCGCACTAGAAACAACGTCGATTGTTCCTTCTGGGACAATGACTCCCTTAGGCTCCATACCAACCTGAGCACCTGAAGCAACCCCCTGAAGGGCATCTGCAAATGTTCCAGTGATCGTGTAAAGAGTTCCAATTTCATCATTTTGAACGTTCAAGTTTGCACAAAGGTCTACTGTCGTCCCCAAAGTTGGGTTGGATTGTAGTTTTGTGTTTGAAACGGTGTTGTCCACTTGAGCACCAGTCACTTCAAGTTCAACGTGGGTGATCAAAACCCGGCCACCTGAAACGGTGAATAGGCTTGTGGTCGTCCCGTCGAAGATGTCTGCCGCCGCACGAGTAACCTTCTTCCCAAGAATTGGGTTGCTGAGGTCACTAGCACCACTTACAACATCATAAAGTGACGTACTTGCTGGCAATGCCGTTCCGAGGGCAGTCCCCCCAGAAGCAACATACGCTGCAAGTGAACTTGCGTTTGGAGAAGCAGCCAAAGCACCAGAGTCAATCTTTTGACCGTTGCCAACATTTTGCTTGGCGTAGGCCATCAAAGATTTTGTCCCTGTAGGTGCTCCAGTTGAGGCAGCATCTGCCTTGCTACCAACAACATCACGCATTTGCGCATTGTTTACTGAGTCAGTAGCAGGAACGTCGTGGTACCCGTCAATCACAGCAACTGCTGCAGAAACGGCTCCAACGTCATCCCCAGCAAGAGCTGCTGCAGATCCACCGGAAGCTTTGTATCCAGCGGCTCCATCTCGGAATTCAGCCCACCATGTAGATCCAGTCGCTGTATCTACAACTGATTTGCTGAGGTCTGTGGTTCCTGAGTTGTACATGTAACCTTCTACGTTACAGTTTTCAACTGCAGTTGTGTGGAATTCCACAACAGCTGTAGAGGCTTTTCCGTAGAAATCAACATCTACACGCGCATTTGAACCACCTACGAGACGAACAGCATTCACACAGGCATTCCCTGCAGTGAATCCAACGTATCGTAGTTTGAGGTCAAGACCGTCTGCATCTGCAGTGGTGAGTACACCACGCACAAACTCAACAGTGCTTGACGCATCGCGCATTTCCACATCGACCGTACAGTCGGCTGCAGAAATTACGAGTGGGCTAACCACAGAATCAACACTTGGAGTGAAGATCACATTTTTGAGGACAGAGTTTGCCGCAGCCATAGTCCATGTTGCAGCAACATCGCTGAACGTGAACACTGGGCGGTCCGCCCCTTCACCGAGACCAATGATGCTAATTCCTTCAGCATCTTGATCAACTCCGCTAGCAGCAGAGATTGTTTCGGCGTATCCCTCAGAAATATAAATGGTGTCACCCAAATTAGTTCGACTTCCGTTGCTTACAGCATTAATTGCTGAGTCAACACTTGCGAACAACAAAGTTTTTCCGTCGATTGGGTCTGTCTTATAACCGAATGTATCTCGGAGTGTGGCCATGTCACCAGCACTTGTGTTCTTTACGAGCACTTTGCGGCCCGGCGTGCCACGCTGAGCAGTTCCCAATCCTAGTCCGTTTTGATCGTGCATAATTGCGTATTTTTAGGAGTAAGAAAGGAAACTCATTAACTCGAGATAACGGAGTTATCACCCTTAGAGGCGTACATCCACTGCCAGCCGCGGAAACCAGTTTGCATGTACACAGAACCAGGCTTGTAGAAAGTCCCGTTCTTGTACTCAGTTTCGCTCATGACACGAGGTTTCCATCCCCATAGACACTTGGCATCACGCTTCATTCGTTTTTTATCAACGAGAGCCCAGTAAGTGTCATATGAAGAAGGTTGCCAGTCTACAACTTGAAGCTTGATTCCACTCAAAGTGTTGTCATCGTTCAAGTCCGTTCCAGCTAGCTTCTTAGAGTAAAGGATGCGACGAGCGTCGTCTTCAAGTTCAAGTGGAACCATAAGAGTAAGCTCACGACATCTCTTCATTTGCACACCCTTAAGATCGTAGAAACGATTCATTCGGTTTCGTGCGTTTTTGAGCGCTGTGTATGAAAGCGCAACGTTTCCTTCAGTAGTGAGAGGAATGTTACGTTGTGCAGCAACTCCAGGCTCTGTTGAAGGATGAGCCGCATTGGCTAGAGACACGCCATCCCCACCAGTTTGGTGAGTAGTCGTGTGTGCGAGGTAGAGAACGCGAGCAGCTTGAGTGTCAATACGTTCGTAAAGAGATTGCTGCACAGCCTCTACATTTTCACGGAATTCTTGAGCCTTTTCCTTGTTCCCTTCCATGATCCAGTGAATCAATTCTTCAGAATAAGTACACATCTTTGTCCATTTCTGAACTGTGATTTGCACATCATACCCTTGCGTCCGATCTTCTTGGCTGTAAGGAGTCCCTTCTAGGGTCAATTGAGCCACAGATAGACCAGAGACGGCTGAGAACTTAGGATCTGGGATTGAAGGCGTGTAGTCCTCAAACCCGAGCTTTTTGTACTGAAGCTCAGACGAAAGTTGTTCCTTTTCTTGAGAGAAGATCTCAACGATCTCAGGATCAACGATGTCTGGCAGTCTGCTGAGAGTATCCATTTGAGACTAAGTTTAGTAGTAAGATGATCTTCATTCACTAATTCCTAGTCACGTCTAGCTAGCAGCAGCTGTAGTAGATGCTCGGAATGTTACTTCCGCAAGAACGCGAGTTGTTGAACTTTCTCCACGAGGATCAAGCTCCGCAATACGGAATTGACCAACAGTCGTAGAAAGAGACGTTTGGTCAAGTTGTTGGGCTCCTGTAGCTCCCGTGAGGGTTGCGTACTTCCCAACATCAGCCTGCGTGATCGCAGCACTCATATCACACTCAAACTTGAAGCCTTCGTATGCAGGCACCATTTCAAGAGTGTCTTGTGCAACAGTTTCATTGTCACTTGCAAAGGTCTTGCCTTCATTTGCAAAACCAAGGAGGCGTTGTGTTGCCCCAGCAACATCAGCGAATCCAGCGTTTGTATACACTGCATCACCAATTGTGAACTGTTCACTGTTTTTTCCGATTTCATTGATGAGTCCGCTAGTGTTAGCCCTCTCATCACGCACATGGAATCCAAACATAGTGAGTTGGTTTATTGATATTAAACACTCACTCATTCATTCCTATTTTCCGGTGAGCTTGGCCATTTGATTTCTAAATGCTTTTGCTCCGTCGGATTTACCACTTGGTGCACCTGTTCCAGCTCCAGTTGAGAGTCCGCCTTTCTTGCTAGTGTTACCGGCAAGTGCAGCGTCTGCCTTCTCCTTGTTTGGATCAGAACTTCCAGGGAATGCAAGGCTGTGAGCCTTCTTGAGCGCTTCAATTGGGTTTTCCTCCACATAAGCGGGATTCAACATATTGAGTTCAGCTTGTAGCTTTTGATAGTCGGGGTCGAAAGTACTATCTTTGATCCCCTTCTCAGCTAGGAACGCTGCTCGCTCTTTCTTCTCCTGGTTGGCTAGCTTGCTCTCAGTTTTCCTGAGCCGCTTTTCCCTCTCATATGCATCTGGATCATTTTTGCGAAGGCTTTCGAGTTCAACATCTTTTTGATATTCCTCGAAGCTCTTGCCGTGCAACTTTTGAGACACTTCATCTGCTAATTCAGGATCTGTGTCCGCCAAGTCATCCAAGATGGATGGGTTTTTTTCCACGAGTTTCACTTGCGCCTTAACTGTGCGCTCGTGCTTCTCGCTTAGCTGCTTGTGCGCCTGGCTAGTCCCTTCGTACCGTTTTTTCCAGTCATGCTCTTGCAGATTCGCTTGAGGTTCTGATGGATTCGGTTCAGAAGGCTTGTCCTCTGCACCCCCAGCCGGTTGACCTTCCTCAGGGTTTGCACCAGGTGCTGCCTCAGGAATTTCTCCGTTGCCTGCTCCTGCAGGGTTCACGTTGTTTTCCATAAAAAATGGTTAGTGTTGTTTAAGTGGTAAAGCCACTTTGAGAGCCTATGTCCACGCCAAGCATAAGCTCACAGCGAGGCTTTACCCGGATTTTCAAGGAACTACCAACCCAATCCGTTCAATGTCTTTCTTTTCTCTTTCTCTTCAGCTTTAGTCTGCATTTTTTGGATAAATGTGTTGTGAATCGCTTGATGGATGGCAGTCATCATTTGAACGCCACCCTGCTTCATCGCCTTTCGCCCCATGTTTTCTTCATGGAACCCTTCTCTAATCCATTTTGAGATTGTGTTGTTCTCTAGCTTCCTGAGGCTCAAATACTTCTGGTCCGTGAGTAGTGCCGCAATATTTTCCCTGTCCTCGTCAGCCAAAGCGATGATCTCCAGTCGAAACGCCTTGTAAGCTCCCAATAATTTATACGCTAGGCGGCGCTCCTTCTCCTCCCATTCCTTCTGGGCTTGTCGCTCCCTCAGCCATGATTTGATTCTTTTTAGCATCTTTGAAGTCTTGAATTACCTTTTGATCCTCTGGAATTATAGCACCACTCTTCTTTAGAAGGCTAGCAATCTTGTCATCTTCTGTTTCCATTTCCGGCTGAACGGCTTGTTGCGGCTCTTCACGCTGCTTGAGCACCGTCTTTGGAAGGTCAGAAAGAGATCGTAGGTATTCAGCCATTCCAAATGGATCAACTGCATCTGGAGTGAGGGTGGTCATTTGTTCAACAGTTTCCATCTTCATGTTCTTCTCAAGCTGGTCAGAGATGGCAATATTTCCAACGTTCAAGATTGGCTCGAAGTCGTGATCAATGTCCTCACCCTTGTACTCAAACGTGTGTGATCCTTGCGCTTCTTCCTCAATAAAGGCAGTTGGCGTCTTCTCGTTTCTTGAGCGGAAAAGCTTGCTCCCTTCGGTGGTAACCTGCTTCACTCCATCTTTGTTTCCAAACTGAGGGGCTCGCAGGTGAAGGCGTAAAATGTTCGCATTGATTCGGTGAAGCCTCTTGAGGCCAGCAACGGTGTTTAAGTAAAGCCCTAGGTCAACAAGAGCAACCTGAGATTCCTTCCGAACAACCGTTTTAGTGGCGGTTTCATCGGAAGGTGGAGATGTGGTGTCTTTGATGTTGATACCACTCACCATAGTCACATCATTGTCCGTCATTTCATCCAGTCTGAGCGGCGCATCCAAGTTGGACACGATTGGGATGGGTGCCATGTCATTTGGCGCAACACGGACAAAATCTTGCCCAAATGTGTATGTTTCTTCACTGAACGTAGAAAGGGGGTCTACTGCCAATGTTGGCTTAGCACCCTTCTTGGTGACATCGTAAATGAGGTTTCTGTTTTTATTCTTGATTTCGCGGAATGCCTTGATCACTGCAGGCTCACCGTACCCATATGGTTGCCCGGGAATTTTGTTGTCAATAATCAGAGCGAGAGGGATCTTCTTTTTCCCTCGGAAACTTCTCATTGGAATTGGAGACCTGCGAACGGTCACACCGTTCAGCATCACGTCATAAGTGTCTGTGATTTCATTGTAGCAATTCATCGCCTCATAAAAACTCTTCGCATCACCTCCATTGAGCTCATTAATATCCTGGAAAAGCTGTTTCTTAGGCATTGCCTTGATTCCAAGCGCGTCAAAATCGACATCCGAAAACTCCTTCTTGGCTCGGTCCTCTGTGTAGTATTCCGTCACAATTGCATCCTCACAATCCCCAAGGCTCGACATTGTACACCCGTCATCCAGGAGGACATGACGCAGGTCCATTGTGGTAGTTCTAAACTCACGAACCTGGTGAGTCTTTTTTGTATATGTAACCTGGCCATCATCGCTAACTGATGGCTCTTGGATTGTGTTTTCAAAGCTCACCATTCTTGACCAGCGAATTGCGCTCCCAAAAATATTCTTCTGGAGCATTGTTTCAAAATCTTCATAATCTGCCTCTGCTTCGTCCATCGCCTGTGCGTACACACTCTTCCAGAGCTTGGCTGGACTTTGGTCATCTGCCCCGGGAATTCTCCAGTCTGGAGTTGGCAAGTTCTTAATTTCTGCCGCAAGCTTCCTCATGACAACTGCGAACTCTAGAGGGTAGCGCATGTCAGTAAATTTGAACCCATATGTGGCATATTTGCTGTTGTAGTACCCCTGCAGTTCTGGCGCAGTGTCTGGGTCAAAAGAAAGTCGTTCACTCTGATCACCCTGAACGGCGAAGGCAACAAAAGAAAAGAGCCCATCCCTCCAGATGTTCTCAAAGTGTTCTCGACGAATCTTCATTTCAGATGCACGCTGGAGCCAGTGGTGAGACGGGCTTTCCACCTCCTCCTTGCTACCATCCGCATTGACAACAGTGATCTTGTCTTCTTTGAAGTCGGAAAGGTCACGATCGTAGTATTTTCTTGCCATTATTCAGCTTTGTTATCAGATGAAGGACGATGTTTTGTTTGCAGGTGAGCAATCATCTCTGCATTCTTTTTGTCCGAAAGGTACTCAAATTTGTTTACTCCAATGTCAGTGCCAGCTTCCTCAGGGATAATGATCAAAATAGGAATTCCCTTTGAGTTAAAAAGCGTTTCTCGCGGGAGATCATCTTCACTAAAGAAGTACTCCTCCTGGGTGTCTGCGAGATCCCACACTGATAGCAGCGGCAAATATCTAAACTTCTCAGCGCGGTTTGGCGTGTACTTCTTGTTTGACTCCGCAACCAAAGAATTCAGATAGGGCAAAAGAGCAGAGTGCTTAATGGAAAGTACCTGTTCTACGTTCACCCCCTTGTCACTTGTAAAAGTATTGGTGATGCGCACCTGAGCGGTGGATTCTGACATAAGCACTGGTTAGGCTATTTGCTCATTCATTCACTCACTCCTTTACACTCATTATAGGCCAAGCCTACCAATTTGGGGAAGTCTTCTTTTGCTTCAGCTTGTCTCTCAGCTTCTCCTCTTGTGTTTTGGGCTGCTTGGGCTCTACGGCATAGTCAAAAATGTAGGTGGCAATGGCCAAAGAAATCACGGCATCGTCGTGACAACCCTCTTGCGCCTGGTACTTCCCCTTTTCGTCCCTCACAAACGTCATACACTCCAAGATGGTGTTTTCGTCATTGAGCGCAAACTCACCCTCATTGATCCAGTCTGCAAGCTTGTCGAGCACAACTGCACGCGTCCTATTATTTGTGTGAAACCCGAGCTTGTACTCTCCTCGCTCACTTTGGCGGTCCACGGTTCTTCTCATAAACAAAGACGGATACATGATGTCTTTCTGCAAAACACGGTTTGTGGTGATCCCACCTTTATTCACCTCAATCCCAACAAATGCGCATGAATGGGCACCACCATAAAAATATCCAAGCCTGGCTGCATCATAGGCGAACTCTGTTGGGTTGATTTTACCCCTAAGCGTGGCACAAAGGTCTCCAGACCCCTTCTCCAAAACCTGCAAAACAGAGTAATCCGAATTGGGCGTACCCTTCGCCGTATCCCCCCCAATGACATAGGTTTTCTTTGGATTTGGCCATTTGTAGATGCGCAAATGACCCTTGTGATGTTTGTTCAGCTCTGGCGTCTTTACCTTGGCAGCGGTGTTCTCTGAATCCAAATTTCCAACCCATCTGGGCTTTGGACAGTAATCGTGATAGATGTTGAGGTTCTGCATATTGAACTTCGGCGCACCCGAAACGATGAACGCCTCCCTGTCCGAAGAGGGGTATTCTTGCTTGAATTTATTCTCATCCCCTCCACACTTATTTGCAATCGCCCAACGCCTCCAGTTCAGCTGGTCGTTCGTAAGCCCATACATCTCTTTAAGATCTTCTTCCTCCTGGGTTGGCTTGAAATCATCCGGGGCTTTCCGGGAGTACTCCGGAAACAAGTGCCACGGCAAGAAGATAGCCTCAAAATCATTCTCACCTCGCTTTGCGGCCCAGTACATGTTGTAGAAATACCCCCCCACACCATTTGCCGTGGACTCCAAAATAACCGTGGTGTCTGGATGATCTGGAATTTCCTGCAGAGCGGCGAGCATAAGACGCTCTGCATCGGGCCAGAATGCCACCTCAGAAGCGTGAAAGTTTTGTGCTGTAGACCCACGCTGCTCCTTTTTGTTTGCCGTCGCAACCTGAAGGCTTGAGCGCAGCCCAGGCTTCACTTTCCGCTCTTCATCATCTGGATTCTCAAACACAAGCCGTTTCGCACTGTCATAGCGCTTCACCGGGGTGGCACTTGCAGGCAAATTATCATAAAAAAGCTTCGTCATCTCAAAGATTGAGCTGGTTGAATCAGGATCATGGGCAACAATCTTGGACTTCCTGTTTTCCCTGGTTGCCGTATCGTGAAAGATTAGAGCCTCTGAATACGTTGAAATCCCCTGCTGCCGGGCCTTCAGGATAACAAGCTTCACGGGAATGTTGTTCTTCCGAAGCTCCTTCACCCGATTGTGAACAATTCTTTGCGCAGCATTCATTTTGAGGGGCACAATCTCACCCTTCTTTGTTTTGATCTTGAGTAGCTTTCGCGCATACCACTCGAAATCACTGAGGTATTTTTTCTTTTCTTTATTGCTGAGTGCCATTGTTTCTATTGTTCAATTGGGAATAACGCCTGTTTATTTCAAAAGCCATGTTTGTCAGATCTTGTGGGGACGATGCGCCGGAAATGCTCACACACGACGCCATTCTTTGTTTCTCCTCATCAATCACAGCAAATGAGACAAGACACCTCCTACCAACATATCGCTCCAGCGTGCTCACGAAAACCTTCGAGGCTTTGACCATCTCTTTGAGGGCCTTGTCCTTGTCGTCACCACTAGAGCTTGTTGTCTTTGGAGGAGTCCATCGCATAGTTTTTGATCACCCTTATGAATTTAGTTACCCCCTCTATATTTGGAGGCGAAACATACCAGCCCCGCTCCCTGAAGTAGAAATCTACTTGTTTCACCATGCTCATGCGCTCGGAGCTCATTTCGAGCGCAACAACCTCCTTAATCCTGGCCATGCTTGCCTGGTCAATGTCTAAAGCTGCACCAAGACGGTCCAGTTTAGTCTTCCATAAAACGTTTGAGTCGTTTTGCATAAATTTCTGGTTTAATTATAACATATCCTGGCTCGCGCCAATTTGACTGCCACACCCCACATGAACACCTGTATGGCATGCCAAGGCTATTGTCTCCAAACAATCGCTCTTTGCACTTGGGGCAATGTGGAGCTCGAGCTTTTACGGCCCTCCACACCGGCCATATTCTTTTTTCAGTCATAAAAGCTTTAGCCTGTTAATTGTATCATCCGGCGTGTGCCCATCAAACTCTGGGGCCAGCACCAATGTTTTTGCAAAATACGCCTCATCCCACCTAGAGAGAGGTAAGTGGTATGTGATCTGCTCTCCAGCCTCAAAACCAATACCCATGACAAACCACCCCTCCCACATTGTTCCATCTGAATGCTTCTTTGAACGCCAAACCCTTTTTCTACTCAAAAACCTACCAAGAGCCAAAAACAAGGTGATTCTGTGGTCATAGAGCTCATCAAAGGTATGGTACCCATCGCAAACACATGGGTCTTTTGAGCATTTCGGAGCGTGATCTTTCATTTGCTTAATTGGTCACAAATTTTAAGAAAGTTTTTGTATGAGGTGCATGCAGAGTGCTTCAGCGCACGCCTGATCACCTGAGGCGAGTAGGTGTCGCGCACATGGGCAAATTTTCCAGGAAAGTTGTCTTTATCCTGCTTTTTAAGCCACGCCATCAAAACCTGCTTGGTTGTCCTTTTGGTCATGTTGAATGTTTTTAATTGCCCAGGACATACTTTTGATGTCATGCGCATTTGATTCTACCTTTGAGGCAAGATTGAGAACATCCTTCTTCTCCATTAGCCTACCCACCTCAACAAAGATCTTCTCCCAACTTGGCGTTACCACAACAAGATTGTCATCATAGCGGCCAGCCTTCTTGACCCAGCCAAATGTTTTCCCGAACTCCTCTCGAAGCCGTTGATCCTCAGCTATCTGGCTGGCCTGCTGAGACTCAAGCACTGCAACCCTCTTTATAAGCTCCTCCTTGGTGATTTTAGACATTTTGAATGGGTTATGAACGCCTACCCCGGCCATAAATCTTCATTCGAGCACTTCCTGCTGTTTTGAAGTCATGAACCTTTACTGGGACGGTTTTGCTTGCGAATTTTTGTTTTAGCCGATCACAATCATGGTATTCCTTGGCAACGCGTGCATTCATGCGAGATGCAGAGCAATCCAAACATTTCCACCCAGCCTGCACCTGCTTTACTCGCCGACCATGTTTGTTTTTCACAATTCTTTTTATCATTTCTTTTTTTTCTTACTTCCACATTTAACACAAAGCTTGGAATTTCTCGAGGCGGCAGCACACTTGCACTTGATGCAATAATTAACAGCACGGTCTTTGTTCATTTGCGCAGGCTTGCGCAGTACAACCGCCGTTGGAGCTGCACTCACAAGCTTCGGCTCAACCTTATTCATTTCACAAATATACTTCTTTGCGTGTTTTCCTAACTTTGCCTTAAGGCAGTCCTCACAAAACTCGTAGTCCTCGCCATTCTCATAAAACTTATAAAGTTGTTTTGACTTTCCACACATCCCACAAGGGCTGTGCTCACATGGAGGTCCGATGTAGGATGTCACATCCTTGCCTCCCGCATCTATAGCTACAGTTCCACGGCCAGCCTGGATGCCGTCAATCATCTCTTGAAGCTCCACTTGGCCAGGCAGGGGGTCGCCTTCGCACAAGTCTTTGAATGGGCGTTTCATATTTTTATAATCTGGTCGTGGGTCATAAATCATGGTGCTTCTTCCTTTGATCACTGCAGTCACCTCCTCTTCACTTTTCTCAATTAAACAAAGCACCCTGTCTCTCACCTCAAATACCTCCCCCTGCTCCATTCGGTCAAGAATCCCCTTTAAGTTTGTGCGCAGCTCGCGGAATGTGAGTTTATTTGTCATAAATCAACTGGCAATTTTATATTTGGATTCAGGGCCACAACTGCGTCAATCCACTTAAGTAAGTTGGCTAGATCTACCCCATTTCTTTCGCATTGGCAATTACGAGCTCCGCAAGGATCTGACCAGGAAAACTCATAGTTCTTTTCAATAATTTGTGACGGCTTTGGACTCATCATTTATTTGTTAAGGGTACCTGGCCGCCCACCAACTGTTTGTAGATCCCACACTCCTTCACCACATCGGAATTTGGGCACAAATCCCTGCGTGCAAGCTCACAATGCCTTGCCGTCGCGCAAACCTCCTTGGCTCGATCAAAACCTACTGGCCTCGTTTTTCTTTCTTTTCCCATGCTGAAATAAGGTAAGAGAATAATTCAAATGCGGCCTTGGTCTCATTTACTTCATCCGGCCGGTCGATGAATTCAAAAAATATATGCTGAAGAGAGTGATCCATGGACCCACATGAAGACCAATGCTCCATGACGTCCAAAGTGTGCATGGCTATCTCATTGTCATCACTCTGGACAAGTATCTCATTCAAAGCCCAGCCTATCTTCACAGGATGCCCAAATATATTCACTGCCTCCAGCGTAGTGTCCCACACCTTGTCACCATCAAAAAACGTGATGTCCTCACCTCTCTGCTTCAGCAGCGTGTACACAATTGGCCGCCCAGTTGCTGTTTTGAACTGCTTGAGCTCAACCAAACATCCAACCGAAGGGGTCAAATTAGCCACCTCACGGATAAAATCCCGGATCTTTTCAGCACTTGGAGGCTCTTCATTCATGAGTTCGAATAACGTTAAACAGATTGTAGCCTATCTACCCTCTTGTGCCAAGGGGTTAGTATGCTTGTAGCAGTTTGTACGCATGACACTCCGGATTATCGCAAATCACAAAGGGCTCAAAACCAAACTCTGTTACCACTTGCACCTGAGACATCTGCCACCTTTTGCAGTGTACGCACTGATCAAGGCTATCTGTTTTTCTGGACATTTTTGCGGTTTTTAAGAATAAAGTTCTGCACTTTCTTGTGCGTAATGATTCTTTGCTCATCTGGCGTGTGAAGCCTTGCCTCCATTGGGGTATACCCCTCAATCACGCCAAGATGCCGAACCATAGTTAAGTTACTCTGGATCTCGGAAAGAATCTCTATGGCTTCTTCAAGCTTTTCGATTTCTGGCTCTGCGTCAAAGTCAAACAGATCAATCCTCATGGCTCATTCGGTTTATTGCGTCTCTTTTCCCTAGTGCATACGCCATTTGCATCAAATCTTGAAACTCCTGCCGTAGCTCTGGGAGAAGTTTGTCCTCGAAAATCCTGGAATTTTGCAAAACGACATCTATCGTGACTTCAGTTTTCATTCTTTAGGAGTTAGATCGTCTAAATTTACTTTGGACAGAGCTTCCCTCCAGTCGGGATTGAGCAAAAACGTAAGTCCATCATCAGACAAATACATTTCTTCCTCCAGAGCATTAATGCATCCCTCCACCGCCTCTCTTCGGCCACGCTCGTACATTATGCGGCCAACATTACCTTCTTTCAATCCGCGTTCGTAGGCTTTGCGAACAAAGGCCTCAATGTCATTTGTGCACCACTCACCTGCTTCATTTTTCACGAGGAAGGCCTCTAGCTCCTCCTCCCAGGTATTTGTGTTAGTCATTTTGCAAGATTTAACGAAAGTAAAAACTCGAATAGCTCTCGGTGGTGTTTTTGCTTGGGTACCTGCCACAATGGAGCAAGGTTGTCGATGACACCGCCTGATGCACGAACGCCAGCCAAATATGCCTCTTTAATAGCTTCATCTTCAACCCACTCAACTTCATTTACCATCTCTTTGAGGGATTTGGTGAAGCCCAGCCACCGCCAAGTGTCGCAAAGACTTCTGCATTGCTCACTATTGAAATGGATACTAGCGGAACCATCTTGCCATAATCTCTCAAGCACATCCCCAATGAGGATTGGGTGGCCGAGGATTTGATAATCCGCTTCTTCATTCACCTCCAAGTAAAGGTTCTCCTCTTGCCGGTAGAGGCGGTTGAACTGCCGCTTCTTATTGTCCATGTAATTCTCGTACATGAAAACGTATTCTTCTCCTCTTGCCTTCACCCTGCACCCAAAGGTCAGGGATTTATCCGCAAGAGAATCTATGAGTTGTTCAATTTGTTTCTTCATAAGGTTTAAGTGTTATTGGGGTGGGTTTTTGTAAAAGGCGTATATTCTTTTGGCGTGACCAATACAGCCCCATCTCGGGTCGTAACAGCCCCTCCTCTTGCATGAGCATTCGGTCGCAGGGGCTAAAGTTGACGCCCTCCAGCCAAACTCGAGCCAGCCTACTCTTTCCTCGTCCCACAAATATCTTGGCTTCAGAAGAAATGCCCGCTCAAGCCTGTTCGCGCCATGTATTGTTTGTGAGTAGGACCTCATAATAATCAATTGTTAGTGCCGTGGGGCGGTTAAAAGTAACAACGCAGCCTATTTATTTTATTCCTTTCCGCGATAGCCTCGGACATCAAACCCCTTTCCATCAAATCATCTATATGATCGGAGAATCTTTGTTCGTCACATGAACTATGATACTCGCCAGCTCCACCGAATGACGGTTGCCAGAACCAGACTCTTTTGCTACACAATTTGCATTTTTTCATTCCTTATAGGTGTTAGGCCACAAAGGGCGGGGTTAAGAGCTTTTAGGTTGATATTTCTTGCCGAATGTCTTTGAGTCAAAAGTTCTATCATGAACTAATTTTGCAACAACATCTACATAAACAGCGACTGCCTCCAAACTGCTATTGGCATAAAAGGGCTTACCTTCGCCGTTAACTAACACATAGTCAGCAGCCCCACCGTCCTTTCTGCGGAATACCCTACATTTGAGATGCTTGAGTGGATGTATAGGGTTTCCCATTGCCCATTCTTCTATACTCTTGGTTGCGTCGTTAATGACAACCTGCATGACATCAGTTTCCTGGACGACTTCTTCACTCATTTCACATCAGTTAAAGGCCAAAGATCATTCTCCAGCAAATATTCAGCTAGGGCGGAGAATGCAGCAAGAGCTGTTTTGCCTGACGCTGAAAGATCGCATCTTTTGAGCTGCCT